TGGGTAAAAATTGCTACACTACTTGTTGGAGGAATAGCGGCAGTAATTGGCTGGGACAATATAAAAGGATTTTTCACAGATACTATACCTAAATTCGGAAGTAAGATCTCAGAAAAATTTAGTGAAGTATTAGGATTCATAACTGGTATATTCAGCTGGACTTCAATCAAAGGTTATATTGGTAATATCCTACCTGAAGGTAAAATTGGAGATTGGGTAAGAGGAAAACTAGGAATAGGAGACTCAGGCGAATCTCCTATGTCAACTACAAGCAATCCTACTATAGAAGAAGCTGTATCAGAAAGTGCCTCAGCTGAGGAAGCTAAGGCATTAGCTAATGAATTACAAACTCCTTCAGCCAACTCTGATGGGTCAAGTTGGTGGGAAACGATAAGTAATAAGTTAACCGAGTTAATTGACGTTAATAAAGGAACGCAAAAAGCAACAAAATCGCTTAACGGCAATATAAATGGGGCAAGATAGGATATAATATGAGTTGGAAAAGATATTTTACACCAGTAGAGGGCGAAGCAGGAACACGTAGCCCACTATCAGTAGGGCAAGGAACACAACCAGGGCCAGCAAGATCAAATTATTCTAGTTTTTTACCAGATGTATATACAGGTGCTCCTAATAGAGTTGAGCGTTACGGACAATATAATGTAATGGATCAAGACAGTGAAGTAAATGCGGCACTTGATATTCTTGCTGAATTTTGCTCACAACAAAATCCTATCAATAAAACAAGTTTTACTATTGACTTCAAAAAGATGGCTACAAATTCAGAAGTTAAAGTTTTAGAACAATACTTACAACAATGGACTAAAATGAATGACTTTGGCACACGCATGTTTAAGATTGTGCGTAATGTGTTTAAATTTGGCGATGCATTTTTTATTAGAGATCCAGAAACTACAAAATGGCATCATGTTGATCCTGCAAAAGTATCAAGTATAATTGTAAATGAATCAGAAGGCAAAAAGCCAGAACAATACATTGTTAAAGATATTAATTTAAACTTTGTTGACAAAGTTGCAACTACTCCTTATACTACTAACGGAAATGTTACAGGAGGTGGTGACGGATACTTAACAGGCGGCGTTCGAGGTATGGTTGGTAATACACAAACATCAGGATCAAGCTCAGGACGTTTTGGCCATGACAAAACTAAAGAACATGCTATTACTGCTGAACACATGGTACATTTAAGTTTAAGTGAAGGCTTAGATAATAATGCTCCATTTGGTAACAGTTTATTAGAAGGTATATTTAAAGTATACAAACAAAAAGAATTATTAGAAGATGCTATTATTATCTACAGAACACAAAGAGCACCTGAACGTAGAGTGTTCTATGTTGATGTAGGAAATATGCCATCGCACCTAGCGATGCAGTTTGTTGAAAGAGTCAAAACTGAGATACATCAAAGAAGGATACCATCGAAGACAGGAGGCGGTACATCTGTCATAGACAGTGCTTACAATCCTTTATCAACTAATGAAGATTACTTTTTCCCACAAACAGCAGAAGGTAGAGGATCAAAAGTTGAAACACTACCAGGCGGTACTAACTTAGGCGAAATTGACGACCTTAAATATTTTACTAACAAACTTGTAAGAGGATTACGTATTCCTAGTTCATACTTACCAGCGGCCGCACAAGACGAAGGACAAAGTTCTTTCAATGATGGAAGAGTTGGTACAGCGTATATTCAAGAATTACGTTTTAACAAATACTGTGAGCGTTTACAAAATTTAATAGCTGAAGTGTTTAATCAAGAATTTAAACGCTATCTACTAGAAAAAGGTATTAACGTTGATATTGCAATGTTTGATTTATTATTTCAACCACCGCAAAACTTTGCAAGTTATAGACAAAGTGAATTAGATAATCAGCGTATAGGTACGTTTGCACAGATACAAGCTATTCCATTTATTAGTAATAGATATGCAATGAAACGTTTCTTAGGAATGAGTGATTCAGAGCTTGCAGAAAATGAACGTTACTGGAAAGAAGAAAATGATGAAACATTATCTTCACAGCCTACAGATGCAAGTGCAGAAATGCGTGGAGCAGGTATTAGTGGAGCAGGTATAGAAGGCGATCTCGGAGCAGGCGCTGACACAGCACCTGAAGGTGAAGAAGGAGTTGCTACAGGTGAAACTGGAGGACCAGAATCTGTAACTACACCAGATGCCGGCGGCGGCGCTGAACCTCCTGCGGCCGAATAGGATAAATATTAACATGATACTTAGAGAACTATTTTATTTTGACAAAGAAACTATTGATCCAATAGAAGATAAAACTTATGATGCTACAGATGATAAGAGCATTGTAAATCGTGATGACACACGTAAAACACGTTTAACATTACGTCAAATTAATAAAGCACGTAAAGCATCAGAACTACATCAAGAAGAAAAACAGAAAGAACTAACATTCGTACGCCAAATGTACGGCATTCAAGCACAACCTGAAGTATAGGATTATGTATTATGACTGTAGCCTTTGTGATAGGTAATGGCACCAGCCGTAAAGACATTGACTTATATCCCCTAAAAAATTACGGAAAAATTTATGCATGTAATGCAATGTTCAGGCATTTTGAGCCTGATTATCTAGTTGCTGTTGATGTAAAAATGATATTAGAAATTAATCAACAAAAATGGCAAATGGAACACGAAGTATGGACTAACCCAAACAAACAATATCACGGCATGCAAGGATTCAATTTCTTTCAACCTAGCAAGGGTTGGAGTAGTGGTCCTACAGCATTATGGCTTGCAAGTACACATGCACATGACACAATTTATATACTTGGATTTGATTTTCACGGTGAATTAGACCAACATGGGAACAGAAATGTGGTAAATAACTTGTACGCAGGAACACACAATTATAAAAAAGTTGGAGATCCTGCAACATATTTTGGTAATTGGGAGAGACAAACAGCTTCAACGTGCGATGCTCATCCAGGTAAACGCTACATCAGAATTGTAGCAGACGGTGATGACTTTGTGCCTAAACAATTAAAGAAATGTACGAATTTATCTCACATAACAGTCAGTGAGTTTAAAAGATATTATGATTTTTAGACGGTTTGTGGCAAAACGAGCTCGTTTTGACGCCGTTATCCGTGTATTTTCTAATCATAGTGTAAATAATACTAGACAGCCTTACAACTTAATTAAAATATAGGAGAAAACAATGGCAGACAATAAATTAGAGCAAATGCTCGAAAAACTTGTCAATAACGACCGTGCTGGCGCAGATGAGCTATTCCACGAATTTGTTATTGAAAAGTCACGTGGTATCTATGAAAAGATGCTAGAAAACGATTTAGAAGATTTAGAAGTCGATGAAGCAAAAGATGAAGAAGTAGATGAAGCGTCAAAAGACGAAGAAACTAACGAAGCATCAGATGAAGAAGTAGATGAGTCTTCAGACGACGAAGAAACAAACGAAGCTACTGACGAAGAAGTTGATGAAGCATCAGATGAAGAAGTAGATGAAGCATCAGACGAAGACGTTGAAGAAGCTACAGATGAAAAAACAGACGAAAATTTCGGAGAAATTACACCAGAAGCTGACCCAATGGGTGGCGATCCTGCAGATGATATGATGGGTGACATCGAAGCTGATGCAGACGGTGAAGGCGACATGGGCGGCGACGATGAAGAAGAAATCGAAGACCGTGTAGTTGACCTAGAAGATGCTCTTGATGACCTTAAAGCTGAATTTGAAAAAATGATGGCTGGCGACAAAGGTGACGATGAAGGCGGCGATGACGCTGACATGGACATGGATGACGAAGGTGATGAAGACAAGGAAGAAGCAATTGATGTTCCTTCCGAACTTAGCGTAGAAGACGAAGTACCAGCATTTGAAGGTGCAAAGTCCGACGGCGAAGTAATGCGTGAGTATGTTGATAAAGTTGCTACACCAAAAGGTGAAGACAACAAAGCAAAATCACCAGTTGCTTCAAAAAATGACATGGGTGGAACAGCAAGTAACATAGCCGCAGGCGGCGAAGGTTCTACAAGCGGTTCAGCAATGTCCTCTAAAGAAGAAAATGCAGGTAACGTAAATGTACCAGGCGGAAAAGCTTCTAAGAGTATGTCAAACGCTAAAGGCCATGGCGCAGAGAAAAAAGGCGCAGGCGAAACTGGAGCCAATACTAAAAGTACTATTGGTTCTTAATTGAGATTAAGGAATAACAGATGTTAAACTTAACTGAAACACTATCATTCGACCAAGCTAAAATGGTCGTCGAGACTACTGAAAACGAATCAGGTGGAAAAGACCTGTATCTAAAAGGTATCTGCATACAAGGTGGTGTTCGTAACGCTAACCAACG